TATCAACAATGCCGATACATCTAGCACCATCAATCTTTCTGCTAACATACCAACCATCCTCCCAGTCTACAAGTTTAGGTTCATATTTATCAGCAAGAGCCACACTAAATTCTGGAATATGATCCTTAATTGCTTTGTTAATAATCTTATCACCAGCACGGGTTTTCAAATCCTTATCGATAATACAATGGATAAGTTCTTCATAATCAGAATGATGTTCAATAAAACTATTCACCGCAGCAATAGCATCATGACCAGTAATCTTACGACTCTTTAGGTCATCAAGAAGATCAAAGAAATTATTGTATTCATTCTTACGAGCAACAAGATGATTCTTCTTTTTGAGATTATCGCTTGTGACATTGTATTGCCACATAGGATGATATGTGTAGAGTAGGATCTTTTTGGCAAAATTTGCCGCTTTTGTATTATGACAGCAATAGTCTACGATAATACTTTCTTTATCCTTAGTACTGCTAGTAGCCCTAAGATCACGAACCATACCCCAAACATAATCAAAATCGTGAGTCATCCAAATAGTCTCCATTGTTTAGCGTAGTATACTATACGCTGTTCGTCTTGTCAAGTATCGGCTATTGGCGATTGGGCCTTGAGAGAAAATAATTCATAGCGTTTACTATGCCTTGAAGATTATCTCCAAGTTTTCCTAATCCTTCATTACATTTACTACATAACCAGCCCCTAAAACTATCATCATTATGATCATGGTCTAAACACCACTTATGGGGAATTTTACCACAACATTCACAAACTTCTGGTTTTGGTGGTGCTTTTTTATGTAATTTATTTCTAACTTTAGAATGTTTCTTAACACACTGTCTACATCTACTATCTAGTTTATCTTTGTACATACTGTGTTTGGGAAAACTTCCCCTATTTTTTCTTTTGCCACAGTATGAACAGGTTTTCCTCATTTGTATTTCTTGAGTTTCTTTTTTAATTTTTTCAGATATTTATCTTCTTCTATTTGTTTAGAATTTTTATCTTCTTTTTTGAGTAATTTTTCATATACTTTTTTCCAGAAACTCATTTAATATTACTCGCTATTTTTTGACAAAATTCCAAAACTTCATTATCTGAAAAGTCATTTCTTGCAATATTAAACATCAAGCACACAAATCTAACATTTCCTTTGATGTATCCTTTATTATTGTCTATACGATCTAACGATGCTTGATAAGGACTTTTATCTGTTTTTTGTTTTTTTGTATGAATATATTTGACCAGTAATTCTAGACCTGTGACAGCACATTTTCCTTGCTGATGATTCCACAATTCTTTTAAATATTCTAGATCTATATTAAAACCCTTTTTATATTGTTTATTTCTTTTCTTAGCCCCATTTAAATGGTATCTAAATGGTGAATATTCATCTTTTCTATTATCACAATATCTTTGAATTATTTGAGAATTCTGCTTAATATACGGTTGTAAGTGACCAGAATTCATCTTGCCCGCACAACTTAGATCGCAATAAAATAATTTTTTACCCTTTTTCTTCTGTCTTTTAATTTCCGATGCCAATTTTTCCACTTTTTTACCGCAGTTAGCACATTTAATTTGAATTTTTGTAATCATTATATTTCTCCATTTTGAGGTATGTATATCTATACACCAAAATTGGAGATGGTGGGAATTAAAGTGGAGGCGTCGGCGGCGAAGCCGAGTGTTGCGATAATTTTAACTACATCTTCTACAAGTTTATTTTGTTCATAAATTTTAAGAAAGACTAAAGAACAAACAACATTTATCTTTCCGTACCAACTAATCTCAGGCTAGAACCCGTTGGCTATTCTAGCAGCCGAAGGATTTTACGACAATCTTTTGAACGCTACCTTCATCGCTTTCTAAGATTGTTGCTACTATTTATTAAGCAGCAAGGGCTAACTGATTTGTGCCAGTTAAAGCATTTGGTAGACTTTTAAAGTGGCCCGTCCACCAACCACTACTTGCTAATATAATCTCTGTTATCCAATCGATACATTTCGCCCCCAATTACTTAACTAATACACTTTTTGGTTCTCCAACACGGAGAAACGGATTGTTTTCTAGTTTTTTAATTTCATCTTGAAGTTTACGAAACTCATATTCATTAGTACCACAACGGGTAAAATGAGTGGCATTTTCTAGAATTTGTAGTTTGGTATAAAGATGAATATTATAACCAAATGATAAACAAAATAAACCTACTAATAGAGTATATAGTGCTAAGTATGGTTGTCTATGAGTCATAAATTTTTCCTTTTGAATCGAAATGGCGTATGATAACTTATCAAGTTATAGTAAGTGGAGTTCGACTATGAATCAATGTGTTAATTGTTCCAAAGAGACAAAGAATCCAAAATTTTGCTGTAGATCATGTGGAGTATCATATAATAATCAAGTAAAACCTAAAAGACAAAAACAAAACAGATACTTTCAATGCTTATATTGTGATCAAAAGACAAAATTTCATACTAATAATCCAAGAAAATATTGTTCAAAAAATTGTGAGATACAACATAAAAGAGAAAAATCAGATGCTATAGTGCAAACAAAAGGTTTTGGTAACGGTTATTATCATAATGCACGAATCAGAAAATACTTTATGCGAAAATATGGTAATAATTGTATGATTTGTGGACAGTCTGGTAATGACTGGAATGGAAAACCAATAACTTTAATAGTTGATCATATTGATGGAAAATCTAATAATAATAAAGTTGATAATCTTCGTATTGTTTGTCCTAACTGTGATTGTCAATTACCTACTTACAAAGCAAAAAACAAAGGTAATAGTTCTAGGAAATACTTTATCATTCAAAAATAGGGGATCAAGGAGTTGAACCTTGCTCTTGAACTGCTTATAAGACAGGTGACCACTACCGGCGGTCGCATCCCCCGTGTTTGTATTATACCTATCGACCAACCTCTGTCAAGTCTTGAGTTTTCTTTTGCTCCATAAAGTTCCTATAAATTCCCATAACAATACCACTAGTAGTTCCAACATTCAATGAACGAACACTACCATAATTAGGAATAGTGAGGATAATATTTGCTCTATCTAGAATAGTATTTGATAATCCTTTGTTTTCTTCTCCAAATACAAATATTGGTTGATACGAATCAATAAAGTCAAAATTAAAAAGATTGATTGTTTTGTCCTCGTATTCTGGAATATTATTTTCAATAGCAACAATAGTTCGTCCACTCAATTGTAACAGAAAAGATTCTTCATCTTTGTGATGATAAATAGGGGTATAGTGATGAGTTCCTACGCTACCTCTTTTATCCCACTTCTTTTTACCAACATAATGAACACTACGAAATCCAAAAAAGTTTGCGTTACGAACCATTGTGCTTAGATTAAAATCTCCACCAATATTAATCATAGCAACACTAGCAGGAATACTTTTACTATGACAATAACTTTTAATGTCAGGAATAGTATAATTTTTCAAACTATCAATTACGTTCATTTTCCAGTTGTTCTTTAAGAGATTTTATTTCTTGTTCGTAAACTCTAACTTGATCATACATATATGAACACTGTTTACAATAATCAGACGAAATATAACTTATTGCATCCCATAACTTATCCTCAAGGTTCTTTATTTTTTCTAGAATTTCTTTTTGATTTTGGGGAGTCATGATTTTTTACCTTATTTTCTTTAGCCCAAAAAACCATTTCATTACTTTCGCTATCCCAAGCACATTCGATCAAGTCTTTAGCGGCTAGTTTAGCCAAACCAACATCATGAATCCAAATAGCAATATCTTCAAAAATTTGTTCATTACTTTTTTCATCAAGCAAAGGTCTGTCTTGATTGTCGTAACCCTTACAGTGTTGCTTTACCAAACCGATCATTTGATTTAGACTAATATATTCATCCAAATTATCATTATTATCGCCACAAATAGACTTTGCTGCTGCTTCTCTCATTTGAGTAACATAACCATCAACATCAACAATAGCATATAGTTCTGACATATTATCTCCAATTACTTGATATATTTAGATACACCTTTATCGTTGTTGCCATGCAGAGAATCGAGGATTCTGTCTATTGTATATTGCATAGTATATATTCCACGATTAAGCCATTTTGTATTATCGTTCAGTGCTGTTTTAATCTGAGGAATCCAATGTTGATATGCTGTACTAAATTCTTCTGGAAAATATGTTTGTAAAATACCTTCTATTTCGGCTAAATTATTTTGTATATTTTCTCTATATTTTTCTAGTTCTGACAATTTAGAAATTTGTTTGTCGTTCATACCACTGGTTCTCTTTGCTTGAGTTTGATCAATTTGTGTTTTGTTTTCCAAACTCCGGTTTCTTTATTCTGGTAGTCTCCTCCCATATAAATGTGGGCGAAACCGGCATTTTTGTCAATGCCCCAAGCCAAAATACCCTTATCATCGACGCTTTCAACTACAAACTTTCCTCTATAGCCCATAGGGATAAAATCACCTTTGTGCATAAAAAATGGGCCTCCGCGAACCTTAATGCGATCTCCCTTAACAAGTTCACGCCAATTCACATGATGAACAATCTTAGTGTTCTTTTCTTCTTTGCTTTTTGCCTTGAATACAAATTGAGAATTGCATTTAGGACAAGCAAATGCTCTTGGACCTGTTTGAAACGAACAATTCGGACAAGTCTTTTTGCCTTTGGGCATGGTTCAAATCTCCTTTGAGGTGGTATGCTCTAAGTATACAAGGAGTATCGGTGTTGTCAAGCGGGTTTCTTTAAGAATTTCTATGAGCCTCACAACGAACACTAATCCAGCCTCCTTTATTTGCTTCTCCTTTATTTCCGCAAATTTCACACACATAATAAGATATGGCTTCTGCCATGCTTACAAGACCCTCAACATAATCATCCCCACCACTAAAATATAGCCTAAGACCTCCATATTTTTCTTTAACTTGATCGAATTTTACTGGAAAATATTCTGGTTCTGCTGCCAGTTTTTCTGGATCGTTTTCCTCTAGATATTTCTTTCTCCATCTCTTATTATCTTCGTGTTGTCTAATCATCCAACAAACATTAGATAGTATCTGATACCACCCATTCCCGACCTCTATACCAAAACACATGGGGCTTTCCATTGGTGTTTTATCTTTATTCACAAAAAATTGTGGATATTTTTCGTACAGTTTGTTTTGTAGTTCTCTATCCATTTAACTAATCTTTCTGCTTGCTGCTACCTTTTTAGTATCTGGAATAATAGTAAGTTTGCCAGGGTGGTAGTGACAAAAATAACTACTATGAATACGTCTTTTAATTAGATTATCTTCTTCAATTTCAATATATACATTAATTCTGTATCTATTATCCCAAACATTAATAATTTTAGTCATTAGATGATGCTTGGGCTTCTCTACTTGCTTAAACAAAAGGCTTTCAATTTCCAAATCCATTAAGTAGTCTCCGGTTGGTAAGTATCTACAGAAAATGAAAGTTTATTTGAAAATTCTGTAAAATCAATATTATAATACTCTAAAGTTTCCCAATCAAATACTTTAACTTCTTCCTGCCAAGGAAAAGAGCCAGGATTTTTTACGTCGTTTGCTCTTTCATAAAGAAAATTATATAGATCAAGCCATGTCATTTTATTTACCTCGCTCGTCTGTTTGCTCGTTCAAGAATACGAATAGTCTCTTTTGCATTTGCTGGAACCATCACAAGTTGTGGGGCTGTTTTATGAGCGAAGTCATTGTACCCCACAGCATGACTCTCCACACTACATTCTTTACAAATAATCTTCCTGCCAGTTTCCACAAGAAACTCGTAACGATCCACACCAACATCTGTTTTGCAATAAATACAATTCATGTTGCCTCCTTGAGCGGAATTATACCATACTCATCGGTATTGTCAAGTCGCTGACTTGAATAGTATTATTAAAACTGTCAGAAAAATTCCCATCATCCGTGCTATAA